GTCGGGGTCAGGACCCCGACCATTCACCCCGCGTTTTACCCGATCCAGCAAGCCACGGGGCCCCAGACCAGCCGGAAGACCCAGGCCCAGAGTGACCAGCGCAGAGGCGAGACCGGCGTTTCCAGAGTGGGCCAAGAGACCGAACCGCCAGGGGCAAAACACCCCCGCGCCAGACGCACAATAGAAGGCGGACTTGTAGTAGGTCGTTTCGCTGCCGCCCACCTCGGCAGGCAGCAGGCTCTCGGTGCTGCCCTCGTCCAGATCCTTGATGTAGTTCCACTTATTCTTTTCACCGCTGGCAAATGTGTGGGAAGCCGCTTCCTCCCGGTCGGTCGTGGCGCTGCCGCTCTGCTTGCTGCCGTCCCGGCAGACCATTGCGTGGTAGGTCAGGCCGCCATTGCTTTCGGCCACGGCATTCCAGACCGGGTCCAGGCAGACCTGGTAAGCCCCGGTCAGCACTTCGCAGCCCGCGATCCGCACCGGGTATTTTCCGGACGTATTGCTGCCCGGGCTGCCGTCGTGGTGGCCCGGCACCTTCTCGGTCTCGCCGCTGTGCCAGGGGGCGCTGCTGATGTAGCTGGTGGCCGTGACATCCATATCGGCGTCCATATCCAGGTTGACAGCGCTGTAGCTCTGGTCACCGACCTGCACTGTCTCGATGCTCAGCACCCGCACGCGATCGGCCAGGCTGCGCATGTAGCTTTGGCCGCGGTCCAGGTTGCCGTTGCTGCCCGGGTCGCCCACAAAGACCGTGGACCCCACCAGGATGTTGGCCGCTTGAGTCGATGTGACCAAAAAGCGCCGCACACCGTTTTCGGCAGCGGCCGCCTTGTACTGCCAACTGTAGCTGGTGCAGCCCTCGGCGATGCGCGAGTTTTCCTTGTCGAAATGCCGCAGCTGCCACTGATCCAGCAGCACGATCACATCGGCATCGGTGGCCAGGGCGCTGTAAGCCGTCTGCTTGCGCGCCTGGGTCAGACCGGTGCTGGGCGAAGTAAAGATGTTAGGCCGCTTGCCTGCGCCGCTCGTGAGCGCCCCGCCTGCGTCCAGCACACCCGGGAAACTCGCCTGCCAGGAAATGTGGCGGCGGCTGCCGTCCGGCGCCACGTTGGCCGCATAGGGGGCATAGCCAGGCTTGGGCACCAGGGTCCAGGACTTGTACTTGTACTGGCTGTCCGTCCACACTTTGCGCAGCAGCGAGGGGCGGAAGGTGTAGACCGGCGCGGTTTCGCCGGTGACGTCGAAGCCGTCCTCGCCCTCCAGCGCCAGGACGTCCATCGTGCCGTCCGCCTTGTCCTGGGCGTTGGCTCGGATGTACCAGGTCATGGGGTCGTCCACTGCCCAGTCTTCTTCGGGGGTGCTCGAGTCGGTGGCCAGCGGGGCCGCGCTGCGCCCGGCCAGGTCGTCCTGGGGCGTGCCGGTCGTGGCGCTGCCAAGCGGGAAGCGCAGCGTGTAGATTTTGGCGCCCCAGGCCCGCTGCAACATCACGGCGAAGCGTTCGAGCCGGTGGTACCTGGTCTCGCCCTCTCCGTCTGACAGCGGCCACCACTGCCAGAAAATGTCGGTCGTGTTGGTGCCGTCCAGCAGGGCGGCAAATACCGTGTCGGTGTAGGCGGATCCCGCCGTGCCGGCGGCAATGGCCGCCAGGATCTCATTGGTTTTTTCCTGGGCCTGTGCCAGGCGCTGCATGGTGGTTTCGCGGGGAAAGTTTACTACTTGGTCCGGCATATCATGCTCCTTCCTGCGCCGCTGCAGCGGACGCCTCACTCTCGTCCCGAATCGTGCAGTTCAGCCCGGCGTCGGTGTCATCCACCCAGAAGGACAGCTCCCGGTCGCCCGCGGCCTGGTTGGCGTACTGCCGGGCCTCGGCCGCACTGGCCGCGGCGGCGTCTGCGCTATTTTCGGCGGCCTCTTCGCTGTCGGCGGCCGCCCCGGCGCTGTCGGCAGCGTTGGTGGCACTGGTGGCAGCCGCGTTCTTGCTGTTCTCGGCTGCCGTGGCGCTGGAGGCCGCAGCGTTTTTGCTTTGCAGGGCAGCCGACGCGCTGGACGCCGCTTCCGACGCCTTTGTGGTGGCCGTGCTGGCCTGCGCCTGGGCTGTGGAAGCGCTGGCCGCGGCGGCCGTCTGACTGGACGCTGCCGCCTGCTGTGCCGCTTCGGCGGCTGCCGCGGCTTCCGCTGCGGCCTGGATGTCGGCATCCAGGCCCGCCAGCTTGCGGATACCGGCGTCCAGTTCCTGGCCGGTGTTCTCGCTGTCGTAGACGATGTATTGTTCGCCGTTGATGGTTGCGACCTTGGTGTCAGGCATGGGGTGCCTCCTTTTCCGCATCTGTTTTTTCAAGCCCTACCAACCGCGCGTATTCTGTCTCGGCCTGCCGCAGCAGTTCGCGCAAGATGCCGACAATATCACACATCGGCAGGCCGCTTGTGTTTACCGTCTCGACAAGTTTTTCCCTCGTGATGTAGTGTTGGTAATTTATACCAACGTCTTTTTTGTTGGTCATTTGGTTTCGCCTCCATCAATGTGCTGCATCGCGTCGGCTTTCAGCGTCGCGATGGCCGCGAGCGTGTCTTCGGCGGTTGCAATGTAGTTTTTCTTAACGTTCTGGCGAACGAATTCGCCGTCGTCGCCGACCTCGCTGTAGGTCACAACGATGCGGCTGCCCTCGCCGGTCTGGATAACGGATATTGCGGTAATAGCGATCATGCGGAAAGCGCCTCCCTCAAAATTGCGTTATAGTCTGTATCATCTAAGTAATCCGTTACGGCGTCGGTCATCGGGTCAAACACGCCCCGCAGGACCGCGTCGTTAAGCCCGTCGCCGGGCTTGTAGTGGACATTGGGATAGTTGTCGGTATTGATCTCGGCGTAGATGCCCTCATACCCGCGCTGGATGGACCCGACCATCCAGTCAAACGTCATGCCCGGCGTACCGTGGACGATTGCGCCCCAGGGCTGCTTGTCCACCCACAGCGCGCCGTCCGATGTCGGTGTGACATACCAGCGACGCACCACAGTGGCGCTGGTCGTCTCGCCATAGATTGGATTGATCTCAATGCAACAGACGCCGGTCTCGTCGATTTCGGCCGAACCGGAATCAAAAAACATGGGCTCGGGGCTCTCCATGGCGGCAATGGCGCGGTTGCCCCAGTGGTCGGTCTGGACGACGCGGTCTTTGCCGTCCCATGCAGTCAGGGTGCGCACGCTGCACACGCCGCCAACATTGAGCCGGTTGGGCACGCTGACCGCGTTGTCAGTCTCCTCGACCTCCAGGCACTGGTAGTCGCCCGTATCCTCATGCAGCCAGCCCAACATCTGGTAACGGCTGTCCGATGTGATCCACATGCGGGTATCCTCGACGCGGATGCGGCCGTGCGCCAGCTGGCCATAGACGTTGTCGCCTGCGTACCAGACAATGCCCTTCGGCGTGGTCTCGACGCGGTCGGTTGTGCTGACACCGACCCGGAAGATACCGGCGGCGAGGTCCAGGTGCGTATACCCGGACGTGGAATCAATTACGCCTGTCTTGATGTTGCCGCCGTTGATGGTCGTCTGGCCCGCGGTCGAAAGATCGGACTGCGTGACAAAATTGACCAGGCCGTTGAATGTAATCTGTTCGCTGGCCAGCGTCGTACTGCCGTATTTGAGCGTCAGCGTGCTTTCGCTCGCCCCATTGCTGACTGAAAAATTGATTCCACTTACCGCAAGGTCAATGGCCGCCCGCATCTGGCTTGTGGTGGAATACCCCGTTAGGGTCTGTTCCACAGACAATTTGATCTGGTCTGAACTCTGTTCTATTGCAGAGTTCATCTGTATTGTTGTCGGGTACAGGGTCATATCGTCTTTGGTGACATAGCCGGTCAGCGTTTTGTCTACCGTCAGTTGAATACTGTCAGCGCTCTGCTTTATGGCGCTATCCATTTCTACCGAGGTCGGGTAGTAAGTCAGCTTTTCGTCAAACGCATCGCCGACCTGTTGGCTTAACTCTTCCGAATACCCGATTTGCAGCACGACGTCCTCTGGCGCTGCGGACCAGGGGGTTGCGGTCTTGCCCATCTCCACTTTCAAGTTCCGCCAACTTATTGAACCTTGGTACGCGCGGTCACACACGATGATGAACCGGGCCGAAGCGATATTTCCCAAAGACGGATTGTATACCGAACTGAACGAAACCCACCCGGATGTGACATACGCCAATGTCACAGTATCTGGAGCACGAAGCTCTATAATGCTCCCGGATTCCGTTGTGACTTCGATAGCAACATAATTGGGGCGATTGGTAGAACTATTATAATAGATTCGCTCGTCGATTCGGTATTCCCCAGAAATCGTCACATGGTTTTGGGTGGATATCTTTTTGATTTCCCCAAGACCATACGGCGTAAAATCAAGAGGAAATTCCAGCCGCTTCTGCGAATTCGCAGGTTTGATGGTGAGCACACCGTCCTGAACAGTCGCCACGCTTTCTTGCGGGTCGTAACCGATGAATGCGGTATTGGACACCAGATTCCGGCCGGCCGATGCCGCCTGGACTTCGGTGGTGTAGGTGTTAGATACGGTAGAAAGTATTTCGCTTGCACTCTGCTGAATGGCCGAGTACATCTGACTCGTGGTTCTGTAGTTTTTTAGCTTATTGTCCGTAGCCGCATTGGCGGCGTCCTCGGCCTGACCAGCAGCTTGGTCGGCATACTGCTTTGCGGCAGTCTCGGCATCACCCGCCACACCATCCGCATAAGCCTGGCTCTCGCTGGTCGTGCTGTACTGGGTTAGGGTCTGCGACACCTGGCTGGTGATCTGGCTGGCCGTCTGGGTGATAGCGCTGTTCATCTCCATAGTCGTGGGGTACAGCGCCAGCTTTCCGTCGGTGTCGGCATTGGCCTGGTCCAGTGCGTCCTGCGCAGCGCTGCTGGCAAAGTCCTTGGCATCCTGCTCGGCGGTGTCGGTGTACTCCTTGGTGGCGTACCCTTCCAGCGTCATGTTGACCTGCGAAGATATTTCCCCGGCGCTCTGCCGGATGGCCGAATCCATCTCCACTTTGGTCGGGTAGAGCTGCAGTTCCTGGCCAAACGCTGCCTCGGCCTGGTCCACCGCGCTCTGGATGGCCTGGTCCCGGGCCGTGTTGGCCGCGTCGTCGGCATAGTCCTTCAAAGCGTCATAGTTGGCCTCGACCGTGCTGGCCAGGCCGTCCACCGTCAGGGTCAGTTCGGCCTGCTTGCCCTGCAGGTCGATGGCCGTCGCCCGCAGGCCGTCAATGCCGATCTGCAGTTCAAACAGCCGGCCGGATGTGTTGCTGATTTTGGCCCGGTTGGTGGCGGTGCTGCCGTCCCGCCGGGCGTTGCCGGTGGATTCCAGCGTTACCTTCTGGCCGGAGATGGTGCGCCGCATGACGTAGGTCACCATCTGGCGGCCGTAGGCGTCGGTGACGGTGATCACATCCCCGGGGCGCGGCAGGATGCCGCCGGTGGCCAGCACGCTGACCTTCAGCGGGGTGTAACTGATTGCGCTGGACTTCACCATGTACAGCGCCCCGTCCGGCGCGGCGGCCAGCACCTCCCCGGCCATGCGCACCAGCATGTTGTTGGGGCCGGGCACCGGCGCACCGAAGGTCAGTTCCTGCCAGATGGCCTGCGCCACCGGTTCCAGCTGCGCCTGGCTGTTGGCGGTCAGCAGCAGGTTGCCCTGCAGCACCAGCGCATTGGTGCCGGTGGCATCGGGCGGGTACACGACCCCCACATCGGTGTCCGATTGGCGGATCTGCACCTTCTCGACCAACGCCGTGCTGTATTGCTCGTAGGACAGCGTGCCCTGCAAGTACGCCTGCTGCTGGAACTGCACGCGGTACAGCTCGCGCTGCGCCGTGCCCAGGATGCGATCGGCCAGGCGCACATAGCCGGGGCGCAGCGCGGCGGAGGGGCCGATCATCTCATAGCCGCGGGCCGCATACCACGCAAACTCGAGCCGGCCGTCCGCCGTCATGCGGGCGAACCGGCAGAACGCCTCGCCCGCCCACTGGATGATCTGCCGCCCGGTGATGCCGTCGGAGTAGAATGCCTGCACCTGGTAGTCTGCATTGGGCAGGCCGTCCATCGTGCCCGCGGCCAGCTCCACCCCGCACACCTCGCAGGCGGCGGCCACAATGTCCGGGATGGTCATTGGGAAGTCCGCCTGATGGTCCCGCAGCCAGGGCGAGAAGTCCTGATCCAGCCGGATCATGCGGTCGTAGGCGTCCAGGCGGTAGACGTTGGCGCTGGCCTTGGTGGGCTGCTCGGCAATGAAAATGCCCACCGGCTCCTCATTGCCCAGGTCCGTGTCGATGCGGAACAGCGCGAATTCCTCGCCCGCAGTCAGCTGCACCACATCATGCGGCGCCCACAGCTCGATCTCCGCGCACGCCGCGCAGGCCGCCCCGGGGCAGAGGTCAGTGCTGTCGTTGCACTGCTCGGTCAGGGTGACGGAACGGATTTGCGCGTCGGCTTCGTCGCCGCTGAACAGCACAAGACCGCTGGACAGCAGCGTGATTTTGTGCTTGATGATATCGCCTCACCCCCTTAACACTGGATGATGTTGAATTTGTGGTTTCTCCACTCCCCGGTGACTTTGCTTTTCCAGGTGGCGGAATACTGAGAGCGGTAGGCGGTGCAGGTCTCGGTTGCGCTGCTGTCGCCAAAGACCGGGTGGGTAAAGGCAAATGTCGCCTTGCCTGCAAACAGGCTCTGCATGTAGGCAAGCTCGGCGTCGGTCAGATGGGCATACTCAAAGCCCCAGGTGCCCACGCCTTCGCGGACGCGGACCCGGTGCATATACCCGCTCTCATCGCGGCCCGAATCGCTGCTGTCCAGGTCGGAAAAGCTGAACTCCGGGTCATGGTCCGGGGCCAGCATGGGCTTACCGTCGATCTGGTAGCAATCCACCAATGTGCGCGCCATGTGCTACCCCCTCCCTGTGATGATGGCCTGCCGCACCTGGTAACGGTCCACCGCACGGCCCACCGCATTGCTGCTCAGATCAATGCCATACACCGCCTGCAGAATGTCCAGCAGCGTGCCGCGGATGGCTTCCAGCGCGGCCAGCTCTCCGTCCAGGTTGTCCTGCATGACGGCGGCCACTGCCTGCTGGATGGTAGCCAGCGGGGCTTCCACGTTGGTGCCGTGGCTCTGGTCGCCCAGCACGGCCATAAACTCCCGGTTGGGCGGGATGACCGCGCCCTGCGCCAGGTACGGGATCTGCGGGGCGGTGACGTGGCCGATGTTGAACCCGAACCGCTCGCCAAGCACGCCCTGCGCGAACTCCGGCACGTCGAACGACAGGCCATTGAGCAGGTCGACGACGCCGTTCAGACCGCCGACGACCGCGCTGATCATACGGTTGATGAACCCGATGATGCCGTTCACAGCGCCGCGAATGGTGGAAGTGATGTTGGACCAGATATTTTGAACATTGGTCGCCAGCCCGGCCCAGAAATTTGACCAGGCGGAGGAGACCGAAGCACCCATCTGCGAAAATTTGTTCGACACATCGTTCCAAAAATTTCGCCAGCCGTCATTGAGCCCGGACCATATTTCCTGTGCCTTATCCTTCACGCCGGTCCAGAAATTTGACCAGGCTTCGGTAAATTCCTGCCATTTCTGGTCGAACCAGGCGCGGATTTCGTCCCAGTGTTCGTACAGCCATTTTGCCACCGCCCCGCCGATGACGGCGAGCGCGACCATCAAAGCCGCAATGAGCACGGCAGGCCAGCCGCCGATAGCGGCGACGATACTGGCGACAAGGCTTGCCAGCGCCTGCAACGCTTTTGGGATAAGCACCGTTGTCACAAAGCTCGCAATGCCCGGCAGCAGAACCGCCGCAAGAACAGCGGGCCATGTGTTTGCAAGCAGCTGCCCCAGCTGCTGGAACAACGATACCCAATCGACAGCGGCCAGCATTTGCAAAATTGTGTTGCCGATTGCCTCCCAGTCCGCCTGGGCAAGTGCCGTGTTGATGGCTGTCAAAATACCGATAGCCAGCGCGCCGAGGTCCCCCGCCGCCTGTACCCAGTCGATATTGGCCAGCGCCGCGGCAATCATCGTCGCCACATCATACCCGAGCGCAGCCCAGTCGAACTCTTGCAAAAAGCCGTGCAGCATGTTCAGCAGCGCCATGAGCTTATCACTCAGCACCCGGCCAAGCGCGCCCCAGTCGACTGTGGCAAACAGGTTGTTTAAGCCTGTGCCCAGACCCGCACCGAGCCCAACCCAGTCAAAGCCCTGGAAAAACGTGTCGATGAAATGCAGCGCCACATTAAGCCCGTTGCCGATGGTACGGCCAAGCAGGCCCCAGTCCAGGTTTTGCACAAAACCATTGAGGCCGGTATACAGGTTTGTCGCCCACTGGATGGCTTTCTGGTCGATGGACGGCCAGTTGATGGCCGCCATACTCTCGTTGAGCTTGTCGGCGATGAGCTCGCCGACTTTGTACCAGTCCCCCGCCTTGATCGCGTCTAGGATGGATTCCAGGAACGGGCTGTAGCCCTCGAAGCCGTAGTTCGGCACGATGCCGCCCGAACCGCCTCCGCCTCCGCCGCCACCACCGCCGCCGGTATCTTCCGGGGCGTTCAGGCGTTCGATCTCGTCAAAGCCCGCAAGGCTGCGCTCGGCTTCTTTGACCTGTTTGGCTGCGCCGGAAGCCGCGCTGCCCACCCCCGCAATACCGGCCGCAGCCGCAGCCGAGGCGGACACGCTCTTGCCGGTCAAAAACGACACCAGGCGCGCGATATAGCTGAAAACGGTGGCCGCCGCATTGGCGAGCGCGGCCAGCGCCGGGGTCAACACCTGGATGATGGGGGCAGCCGCTGTCTGCGCTGCGCCGGACAGGTTGCCCAACGCGGTGCGCAGGGCGGACGACGCAGTCAGCGCCGTACCCATGTAGTTCGTTAGATTGCGCAGCCCCGCCGAGATCAGGTTGAACACCAGCGCGCCGGACACAATGCCCGCCAAACGGTTCGTGAACAGGCGCACGCCCTTGCTGGCTGCGTCCAGACGTGCCCGCACGCGGCCGATACCGCTTTCAAGCACGCCGAACGCACGCCGGCCAAAGGTGGCAAGCGAGGCAAACGCCCGCTGCATCATACCGCCTGCCGACTGCAGCAGCCCCATGCTGCGCGCCTGCGCGTTGACGGCGGCCTGCTCCTGCTGCAAACGCGCCTGCAGCCCTTCGTGCCGGGCGGTCAGGCGCTGCACGGCGGCATCCTGCGCCGCATACGCTTTGGCAGCAGCGGCAATAGTAGCGTCCTGCTTTTCAAGCTCTGCGGTCAAGCGCGCCTGCTCCGCCAGCCGGGCCGCGTTATCACCGCGGAAGCGGCTGGCCGCAATGTCCTGCACAGCGGCGTCCGAAAACCTCGGGTATTCCTGCCGGACCTGTTTGAGCGTGGCGCCGCGCGCGGCGTTGAGCTGCGAGTTGACCTTTTCAAGCGCGGCCGCGGTCTGTTCGGCCGCGGCGCGGGCGCTGTCCATGTCTGCCGTCAGCTTGCTGCGTTTGCCTGTGGCTGCGTTCAGTTCCTTGTCCAGCGCGCTGATCTGCTGCGCTGTGCTCTTGGCTTTGGCCTGCAGCGCTTTCAGGTCTGCTTCCGCGCCCTTGTTGTTGATGCGGCTGTCAATGATGATAGAGCCGTCGGCCGCCATGTGTTCCCCTCCCTTCTGTGCTGTTTTTTACAGGCCCAGCTTGCGGAAGAATGCTTCTTCCTCCGGCGTGGTCTGTGTTTTGGGACCGATCAGGTCCGGGTTTTCCCGCAAAAAGCGCTTTTCGGCCGCGTCCAGCTTTTGCCCGCGGATGCGCTTGGACCGGATCGCCACGACCTGCGCAAACAGGCCGCGGCCGATGTTATCAAACGCGCCGACAAACTCCCACCAGTGCAGGTAGGCGCTGGCGCGGCAGCTGCGCCCCAGCACGGCATCCACCGCGGGGGCAATCAGCTGCACGTCCTTATCCCAGCGCACCAGCTGCGGCTTGGGCGGCTGGTTTTCCGGCACCGGTTCGCCGCAGTTGACAAAGGTCATGGCGGCGGCCAGCGCTTCGTCCGGGGCCTGCTGCAGCAGCTGCGCCCAGTCCGGGTACAAGATCTGCGCGCAGGCCACCGCGCGGGCTTCGGCGGGCAGTTCCGCATCGTTCAGCGCCGCGATGGCGTCCAGCACGGCACGGAAATCGCTACGGATGGGCCAGGCTTTGCCCGCGACCTCCACCGTGACCGGCAGTTCCCAGGTCATTTACCGGCCGCCTGCCCCGGGGCCAGGCCCTTGTCCGTGCCCTGGTACGCGGCGGTGTGCTGCTGCATGCGCGCGGCGGTGGTTTCGGCCGCCTTCTGCATCGACTGTTCCAGCACAGGGCGCAGCGCGTCGAGCACATGCTCAAGCAGCATGGCCCCGTCCGCCTCGCACAGCGCGAAAGCGCTGGCGCCGCCGAACAGCACGTCGCTGGCTTTTGTGCCGAGCGCATAGTCGATCATATCCTTGATGGCTTTGTCCCCCTGCTCTAACAGCTGTACGACAGCTTCCTCCTGGGGTTTGTCCATCAAGGCGGCGGCCTGGTCGCGCAGGGCGGCGATCTTCTCGCTCGCTTCCTTCCAGCGCACGGCGATGCCGGGGTCGTTGGGGTTGAAGCGGATCGCGCCGACGGTGTTGCCGTCCACGTCCTTGATCTCATAGGTCTTAAACCCAAAATCGAGCTTCAGTTCCATGCTGTCACCTCAAGCCTCGCTGTCATCGGTAAAGGTCGGCTTGCCCGCGGCGATCGTCGCGGTGCCGAGATCGCGTTCGCCGGACAGGTAGATGTTGATGGGCAGGCCGACATAGTTGTCGCCGCCCAGGCTCTGCGGCACGATAGAACAGTTGTGATCGACCTCTGCCTGGAACGCCCCCTCTTCGCCCAGGTAGCAGTGCACGACGAGCACGTCGAACAAAGACAGCTCGCTCTTTGCCTGGCGGCGTTCGATGTCCAGCAGCTTGGCGGCCAGCTTCTGCCCGCCGCGCACGACCATGGGGTCAAGCTCCATGCTCGGCGTGGCGTCCGACACGTCGGTGTCGGTCATGCCCAGGATGTCGTGGGTCTGCTCCACATCGTGGTTGTACTCCCAGCTGGCGTCCTCCACGCCGCGGCCCTGGATCTCCCACTCGGGGGTCTCGGTGCTGCCGACGTTGACAAAGACCATTTCCAGCTTGCGGTCTGCTTTCTGGCCAGAGGCCAGGTTGATTGCGGTTTCGGCCATTTACGTTTCCTCCATTTCGATTTTAATTTGCAACTGGTACCGGGCCATATCGGCCATGGCTTGCGTGACCTGCCCCGCGTTGGAGGCGGTCAGGCGGGTCACGGTATAGCCGGATACCTGCGGGTAATTGTGGGCCCGTTCCTGGCCGCGCAGCCAGGCGGAAAGACGGGCGAAAAAGTCAGCGGCGGACAGGTTGAGCTCCTTTTCCTTGCCGTAGGGCAGCTGCGCCACAAAAACAAGGTGGACCGTCGCCTGGTCAAACCCCAGCACGTCGTATACATGGTCTTCGCTGGCAATACGCAGCGTGTAAGCCACCGGCTCCGCGCCGATGTAGTTTGCGTTGAAGCGGTCCCGCTTGTCGATGGACGGGCAGTTTTCCCGCAGCCACGCGCGGGTCGCATCCAATACGTTCATTTGGCTCTCCCTCCGGCGGCGGCCGCCGCCTCGCGAACAATGTCTTCCCGGTGTTCGGCCTTCATTCGCTCGAACCAGAAAGCGCCCCGCTCCGGCGCGCCCTGGTAGGTAAGGGCGCGGCCGGTGGGGTGCTTTTTCTGCCCGGGCGGGCTGTAGAACCCGGCCAGCTCGCCCGCTTCAAAAATCGGGATGTTCGGCCCGTATACTTCCCCGTAGTACAGGTACCGCGCATACGGCGTGCCGTACACAATGAGGCCCTGGCCGATGATCGAGGTTTGCAGCGCCTGGCGGATGAGATAGCCCGTATCAAACGGTACCTTGGGTGCGCAGTAGCGCAGCACCGCCTCATCCACAACGGCCTGCACCCGCCCGCCGGGCAGCAGCCCGCGCCGGGCAAGGATGGCGTTCAGGTCGTCGAGTTCAAGCCGGGCGTCAAATTCGATCTTCATCAGCCTGCCTCGATGTACCAGTGCGGCGCTGGGCGGCTGCGATTGTCGTGGATGGCAAGGATGGTCCCTTCATCCTGCCCGCAGCGGATTTTGTCGCCGCGCGCCATCGGCGGCTCCGCTTCCCCGGCCGCCTCCAGCGGGATGCGGCATTTGTACAGGCAGGCTGCGTCCAACCCGGAATTGCTGACGCTGGCTTTGACGTTTGAGTACCAGCTGCATCCATGCAGCACGGTTTCGGTCCGCTTGTCTTCGTCGGCCTCTCCGTCGTACTCCAGGTGGACGATGGTCACGGTCTTATCGCAGCCATGCAAAATCATCACCCCCTGCATAGCGCAGCGGATGGAAGCCGGGCAGATACAGCCCGGCCGCCGCCTGCATTTCGGCAAGCTGCTGCGCGCTCAAATCGGCGGTCGTACCGCCGTAGTTTTCGCTGTAACCGTCGTTGGTAAAGCCGGACAGCCCCGGCGTCTGTTTGGCCAGGGCGGCGGCATACCGCGCGGCCGCCTCGGCCGCCGCGCAGACGGCCATGCGCACGGCGTTATCCACCGGCGCGCCGCCGTGCAAGCGGCCGAACGTCATGGCGTCCACGACCGCCGCGCCGCGGCATTCAGCGGCGAGCCACTGTTCTTCGGGGACCTGCGTACCGCCGAACACGGTCTTGTAAAAAATATAATCGGCGATCATGGCCGCACCTCCTGCGGGTTCAGCTTTCGCCCTGCTCCGGCTCGGCCTGTTCCGGCTCGGAAGGCTCCGGCCAGTTTTCGGCCAGCGCGTGGATCATGTCGCCGATGTTATCGGCCGGCGCCGGGGCGCTGCCGACAACCTTGGTGTACAGCTCGGTCAGTGCGTCAAGGATGTTCATTGTCCGCCCTCCCTTACTTCACGGCGACCAGCGTGACGGTCGGGGTCTGCGCGCCGCTTTCGATGGTCACGACGCCGGTCTGCTTGCGGTAGCCGTCGGCAGTCACAGCATAAGGGTACTCGCCCGGGCGCAGGTTGAACACCGCCTGGCCGCTGTCGTCGGTGCGCAGGATCGAGCCGTTCAGGTTGATCTGCGCGCCCTCGATGTTGTGGGAGGAATCCTTGACCGTGAAGGTGGCGGTATAGGTCGTGGCAGGCGTGCCGGGTTCGATGTAGGCGAACGGCACCAGCGTGCGGGCTTCGTTCAGGCGGGTGGCGGGGTTCGGCACAGCGAAACCGGCGCGGAAGGTCACGCGCAGCGCGATCATGTCCTGCTGGGCCAGGTTGTAGACGATCTCCTTGGTCGCGGGGTCCTGGATGACGGCCTCGGTCAGGATTTTGGTCTCGATATCCTGGCGCATCGCCCAGACCAGCTGGCGCCAGTTGCCCGCCACCATCTGGGCGACAGTCGCGTCAAAGCTGCCATTCTCCGGGAAGTAGACCGGCGCGCCGTCCAGCGCATAACGGGCACGGTCCTGCATGCTGGGCGTGAAGATCGGGCGGCCCGCATCGTCTTTGATGCCGCGCAGCGCCGCACGGCCGCGCATGGCCGAGATCACGCCGTCCACAACGTAACCGGATTCTTCGACCTTGCCGAACAGGCCGTTTTCGCCGAGCAGCGTATCGTAGGTGATGCCGCCGGTGACGTTGTTGCCCGCCTGCCGGGCCAGCGTGATGATGTCGTTCTGCCATTCGGCCGGGCGGTCGATCCCGAAGATGGCGGCCGCGTCAAACTTCATGCCGATAGCTTCGTTGACGCGCGGGGTGACTTCGCCGATGATGTCGAAGCTCGCGTCCGCAAGCACGGCCTCGGGGATGGGAACGATGACGGCCAGCTCGGCGGCGGTCAGAAAGACGTTTTCCCATTCCTGGCGGGAAGTCTGCTTGACGCCGGTGTCGCCGCCGACCCAGTAAGCCATGGGCAGCATGGACAGCACCGGCGCGCGGGTCTGCTTGCTGGTCATGTTGGGCAGGCGGCGGCCCAGCTGCATGAGGATAGAGCTTTTCGGCGCTTCCTGGAAGACGCTGTTCATGACCTGTTCGCGGATGAGCGCTTCGGCGCGCTCGCGGGATACGATCTCAGTGGGCATTGTGTATACTCCTTTGCTGTTAGTTTTTGCGGGCGAACGTGCGCAGAGCGGCGTTCGCGAGGTCTTTGTCTGTCAAACCCGCCGGGGTCCCGGCGGTACTCCCGCTCATGCGGGGCAGGCCGCCTTCCGGGGCAAACGCGCCGGGGTCGGTCTTTTTGTACGATGCGACGAAGTCGTCAAAGCCCAGCAGCGTGCCGTCGTCCTGCAGCGGCAGCTGCTTGCCGGTCAGGTCGGCCATAAAGGCCCGCTTTGCGCTCTCGCTGCTGAACTTGAGTCCGGCCGCCGCATGGTCGGCGGCAAACTGCGCCTTCAGCTCGGCGACCTTCCTGTCAGCCTGCTGCTGCGCGTCGGAAGCTTTCTGCTTCCAGTCGGGGTCGTAGCCCTCCAGCTTCTTGTTGGCCTCGCCTAGCTGGGTCCGGGCGGCGTCCCGCTCGGCGGTCAGCGTGGCCACGCTGGCTTTCAGTCCGTTCGTGTCTTCGCCGTTCATGGCAAAGACGCGCTGTACCTGGTCGTCGCTCAGACCCAGGGCTTTGAGATCTTCGGTCTTCATCGGTCATTCTCCTTTCGGTCTTGCAGATAGCCTTGATAAGGCGGTCGGCTCCGCCAGTCTGTGCGGCTGATCAGCCCCGCCGCCGGGCATAAAAATTGCCCGCCCCAGCCTCATGCGGCCAGGTGCAGGCATAAAAAAACCACGGTGCGGGTGCATCGTGGTTGATATTACAGGAACTGGGACCGCCTTGCAGCGATCCCCATCGGATATTTAGGACGCGCTCCAGATGATTTTCTCCACCTGTTCCTTCGAAACAGAAAACAGCTCGCAATCGTCTTTGTCGGGCAGGTCATATTCGACATAAAACTCGTCGCCGGTTCCAAACACTTCGAGTATGGTTACTTCTCTGCCATCTTTCAACAGCACAACATCCAGCTCTTGGGGCCTCAAGAAAATCACCTCACAATCCTTTGTATATATATGCGCTGGTCAAACGCGGTTTTCCGTCAGATTCGACAATCCACCCCGTTTTTACTGTTGCCTGCCGCCCGCTGGGGCCTGTCAACAGCATCTTCACCTCATACGGGCGGCCGTATTTCGTAACAGGTCTGGCGGATGCTTTCCATTGTTTCAAACCGGCTTGCAGAGCTGCGGAAAGTTCCTGCGCATTTTCTTTAGTATACCCCAGCACGTCTCGGAACGCAACCGCCTTGCCACCTCCCCTTGGGTGGTCAGGATTGAGCAGGTAGTTATTCAGTTTGGTCCCTGGAATTATGGCCCCTTCATAGCCTGGCAGTAAATCTTCCTCGCTTTGTGCAAGATTCTCTTTTTGGAAACGCTCTATGTTGGTATAGTCGCGCACCTGCTGCGTCGTCGCCTTCGCGTCACCGGGCCCAAACCCCGCCACGTCGGTGCGCCCGGCGCTCAGCTTGCCGCCGGTCGCTTCGATGAACGCATTCAGCGCCCGCCGGGTGTCGCGCAGGCGCAGCGCGGCGCGGGTCGTATCGACGCCCGCGGCCTTCTCGGCCAGGTATCGGCGCTTGGCGTCGCGCACCTTGCGTTCCAGCGCGCGCTGCATCTGCCTGATCTCATACTCGGTATACTTTTCGCCGCCGTACTCAATGCTTTTAGCCGCCAGACGGTCAAGCTCCGCCTGGTCGTACAGCCGCCGGGACACACCCGGGAAAAACGGGTAAAAGCTGTGCCGGCAGTTCCACCCGCACAGCCCCGGGCCGGTGCCGTAGCCGGTGGCGGTCTCAAAATCCTCATACCATACGCCGTCGAGTTCGGCAGCGCCGCCCACATGGTAGACCTTGCCCTGCCATACGGCATGCTCAGGACGTGCGCCCGCGTGGGCACTGACTTCGACGTACTCGCAGCCGATTTCTTCGGCGCGGGCCAGCTGCAATTTGGCGCAGGTCTGGTTTGTTCCGGTCAGCACCGCCCGGCGGACGGCCACCTCCAGCGTGTCGCGGTGGCCGCTGGGGTAGGTCACGCCATCCATGTGGGCGGCCAGGCTGTCCACTGTCCGGCGGATAACCGTCTGGTAGCTGAACGCGCCGGACGATACCTGCAGCCACGCACGGTCTAGCGCGCGCTCAAACTCTCCGGTCACGGTGTGGGCCGTGGTGGCGGTCAGGTTCTGCCAGCTGCCCAGCGTTTGCCGGTATCCGGCGTTGAGCAGGTTGTTCAGCGCCTCATTGGTGTCAACGGCCGAGGGCGCAAACCCCAGCGCTGTATACAGCGCGTCGTCGCTGGCCAGCGTTTGCAACCCTGCATCCAGCATTGTCCGGCGGATGACGTCCCGGCTGCGGCCGCTGTATTTGGCGATGATCCCCAGCGCGTCCTTATGGCAGGCCTGTACCTGCTCATACCGCCATGCCTGCCAGGCAGCGGTTGGTGTCAGCGGCTCGAGCTCATCGAGCTGCCCAATGCGCCGGGCAATATCCTGCAGGATATCGTCTTCGACCTGCCGCCAGAGCTCAGCCGCCGCATCGGGCAGCGTGTCGAGATATTCCGGCGTCAGCATCAGGCGTCACCCGGCGGGATGCCGCCGAACGTAAGGCGTTCGCTGCCTGCGGCCGCCTGGGCCGTCACCTGCGCCGCCTCTTCCTCGCTGTAACCCTCGAATTCCACGAGATACCGCTCAAACGGGAAGCGGCCGGCCTCGACATATTGCCAGAACAAGGCCTTGCGCTCGGCCGGGTCGTTTACGATGCTGTCGTCCCAGTCAAAGGCGAGCGCATAGTCGCCCGCCGGGGCCAGGCCGTACAGCGTGGCATAGACGTCCATCGCGTAGAACAGTCCCTCAATGGCGTCCTGCAGCGCCTGCTGGATCAGCTGCACGGTCGCATAGCTGCGCTGCTTGCTCGCGCGCACTTCTTCGGCGGTCTTTTCCACGCTCTGCGGGTCGCTCAGCGTCCCGTAGGCAAGCCCGCACTGGAATTCGATACGCTTCAAAATGCTGTCCAGCCCCGCGCGGTAGCTTTCGTCCCGCAGCGCCGGGGCGAACACGTTCCACATCTGCGTATTGCCGTTGAACACATGGCGGTACAGCCGCCGGTCGCGTTCTTCCATGTGCAGCGCCCCGTCCGGGCCTTCGCGCACGGCCATGGCGTCCACATCGACCGCCAGCTCGCCGCCGCGGTACTCCCAGAGAAGGCTGCCATACTGCAGGTCGGCATCCCGTATGGTCTCGACCGCCAGCGCGTAGACCGACGCCCCCATCGGGCTGTGCCGGTCGACACGGTTGGCCGTTGGGATGCGGAAGTACGCAAACAGCGGCTGCGTGATGTTGTCGATCTCGGCGTCGGGGGCAATGTCGGCCCACTCGGGCACGTCGGCAAGGTCGATCTCGCGCCCGAGCTGGCTTGCCGTCGAGGCGGCAAACGCACGGTTTTCAATCGTCTCGCGGCCGTCTTTGTATTCATGGTGTTCAAGGCGCGTGTAGATCGTGCCGCGGCGCTTAATCTGCTCGGAAAAGATCGCGCCGGTCATACGGCCGGAGGTGTCGAACGTCGTCGGCACAAAGCAATCCTCCTGCACAACATCGACGGCGACGCCCTCCCCTTGCACATAGGGCTTGAACACACAGCCGCCCAGCGCACAGGCCACCTCGACGCTGACCGGCAGGCGGTCAAAAAACGGCCGGGCCTGCTGCATCAGCCATTCGCCCCGCGCGCCGGTGCAGGTGATATCGCTCTCCATCGTCACCAGGCGGGCAAACTCCTGCGCAATGGCCGGGGCCAGGCACAGGCTGTGGATGTTGCTTTTCTCGCTGCACCAGGGGCCGCCGCATTCGTACAGGGCAACCCACAGCGGCAGCGCGTTTTCCATCGGCAGCGATACCTGGACATCGGTCCCGACCGCGCCGTCAAACAGCTGGTCCAACCGCGTGCGCAGCCATTTCAGCAGCTTTTCAAACATGTCAGCGCCTCCACTCTGCCCAGCGGTATACCTGGGCCAGCACAGTTACACAAAAATAGCGAATATCGTCCATCGCGTGGTCGTTCTCCTTGACGACTGCATCCTGCCGAGCCGTATCGTCCCAGCTGTAAGCCTGGAACTCGCACAGGCTGTCCGCGCAGCTCTCATGCAGCACAACGCGCCCCGCCTGCAGCAGTGTGGCCGTTGTGCGGATGCCGTTGATCACGTCATTCTCGGCCTGCCGGACCATGTACCGCCCGTGCCGCCGGATCGTCTCGATGAAGGAGGCCGCCGAAGGGTCGATCACAACGCCCTGGATATAATAGCCGCGCGTCAGTTCTTCCAGCGCGGCATAGTGTTCCTCGTCGGTGCGCTGCGCGCGGGTCCGGGTACTGTCGTAGTAGCTCTCCTTGATGCGCACGGCGCGGTCCCGCTGCACGCACCAGAGCCCCATGCTGCACGGGTTGTGCGTACCGTAGTCGATGGACACCCAGAACTGGCCGTCCATGCCGGCCGTTGTGCCGTGCAAAAGATAGCTTTCCGGGTTGGCCGCAACAAACGGATAGACAAGCCCTTCGGCGATGGCCCACTGCCCCAGGATGAAGCGCTGGTAAAACACCGTGCCCGCATACTCGCGCTTGAGGTTTTGCACAAACGCCGGGTCAAGGAACGGGTTGTCGTCGATGGTATACGCCTGGCAGTAGATGTCGGCGTCGGAATCCAAAAACGCTTTGAACCAGTGCAGCGGGCTATCCGGGTTGCAGGTGCCGTCAAAGTGGCTGTGCGGGCAGGACAGGCGGCTCTTGAGCATCTGGAACACATCCTCGCTCCAGGTCGTGACCTCGTCGCCGTAGCAGTACTCGAACGCAGCGCCCTGGATGCGGGCGACGTGCTTTTTGTTGTCGGCCCCCAGCGCATAGCACTTGTGGCCAAACAGCTGCACAGTGTTGTTGCTGCCAATGGTCCCGACAAGGTCCGGCCCCCACATCTGGCGCATCGGGTCAAGAATATTTCGCTCCAGCGTGCCCTTGGTGTTGCCCAGTAGCACGATCAACCCCTCGCCCCGGCAAGCCAGCAGCCGTTTAGGGATCGTGACCAGCAGGTCGAGCCAGGTTTTGCCGGAACGCGTCGCCCCGGTCTTGACGTTCCAGCGGTGGCTGCAGTGGGCGAGGTATTCGCGCTGTTTACTCGATAACACTGTCCACGCCCTCCAAGAGCTGCGCGGCCTGTTCCAGCGCGGTATCGCTGTCCCCCGCCGGCGGCGTCTCTTCGCCCAGCAGCTTGACCAGCACGGCGGCCGCGCGGGCGTCGCCTTCGGTGGCGGCGTCGGCCAGCCCTGCGATCATCGCCATCTGGTTGTCGATGTCCTCCGGGTCGACCTTCCGCCGCAGCAGTTTGTTGGCCCGCCGCCGGTCCGTCACCGGTAAAGAGAGGTACAGGTCGGCGGCTTCGCGCAAGCTGCGCTTGCGGCGGCGCGCCGCACCGGACGCGATGCCGCCCCGGCGCCCCAGCTCTCTAACTTCATCCTCGCTTCGCTGGTCCATCGGGATAAGGTTTTCTTCATTCGGCATCGTCACCCACCTCTCAAAAGAACATAAAGATGCCGCCCGGCAGCGCAAGGACAGATGCAGTTGGTCACAAATTGCTCGGCCATCTCCCGCCTGCCGGGCGGTTGCTGGGCCCGGGCCGCCCTCGTGCGGGCGGTGCGGGCATGACAAAGCCCCCGGCCTTGCGGTCGAGGGCTTGCGGAAAGGAGGTGCCATGATGCGAGCTGTCCCCAGTCTGGGCCGCCGGGCTATCCCTGCGGCTTTCGACAGTACCAGTATAGCACTTTTTTTAGTGGCGTTTAATGGTCAATTTCACGCAGGTCCATATTACAGACCACTCTCTTGTGCATCCGGTAGATCCAGCGCAGATCAATAACCATCTCCACAGCGATCTGCTCCCATTTTTGCCCCAGAATGTACCGCCGCCGCAGAATCTCCTGGTCGCGCTGGCCGGGCACGCGGGCAATGGCGGCCTCGACCTCGGCGCGCACAGCGGCGCACTGATCGCACTGCGCGCGCAGCTGCTCCTGCGCCTCAAGGATAGCCTCGACAGCGCGGGGCACGCGGCCGCCCTCACCGGCCCCGCCGGGCAGCGCACCCAGCAACGGCGTGACGCGCTCGGCATCGCTGCGCAGTGCCTCGATCTCTTTTTCCAGCACGCACTGCTGCCGCCGTGCGTCGCCATACCGCCGCAGCCAGCGGATTTTATCGGCGTAGGTCATCGGCATCACCTCCCGGCAGCACCAACAGGATCAGCGCGGCCAGAAAGACCAGCGCCTCGGCCAGCGCGCGGAAAAACTTATGCATCGCGATCACCTCCCGGCCGAATCACAGCCACAATCATGCTGATCTTCCGCAAGCACGGCGCAGCCGCTTGTTTTGCAGTTGTGCTCAAACCCGCAGCCCACGCAGGCCCCGGGGCGCTCCTCCGTCACCAGCCGCTGCAGCTGCGCGGCCAGCCCGGGCGGCGGGCTGTCGCAAGGCACGCAGCAGGCGTTGCGGTTGTCATAAGTCAGATTTTTGGGCATCCTGTGCCACCTCCAATCCCTCAAAATCTTCCGGTCCCGGGTCCGGCTGCAGCGGGCAGGCGTACCAGTGTTCGCTGGCCGGGATCGTGCAGCCCAGGTCCGGGTCGTAGCAGCCGTGTTTAAGGCAAGGGTTTGTGTCGATTTTCACAGTGCCACCACCTTCACAAAGATGCCGGGCACTTCGGCCCAGAACTTTTCGCTGATCTCGCTGGCGACCTGGGCGTCGTCGCGCCAGAAACGCAGGCGGGTCATTTCGTCTTTGAGGGCCTTGTCGAGGTTGTCGGTGTCGGGCTTTGTGGTTTTCCACTCGCCGTTGGCGTGGCGGCCGTCGGACGGAAAGCACCATTTGACCAGCAGCTGCACCGGCCCGCCGAATGGACGCTCCGGCGCGTAAGGCGCCAGGGCTGCGTGCAGCTTGGCGCGGGCGTCCTTCAGCTCGCGGCTGTCGTGCAGTACGGCGCATGGCTTGCCGCCGCGCATGAAGGCATGTAGTTCTTTATCATGGTGGGTCACGGTCGGCGGTTTCATCGGCAGAAAAAATTGCATCGGCCTTTTCTCCTTTCTTTTTTCTCGCCACTGTGTTTGGGAGGGGGTTCCCCAATGTATGGGGGGCTGTGTACGCCCCCATACTTGGGGACACCCAAACACAACGCAGTTGTTTTGCTTATATATATAAGGCTATTTTGCACTGCAATTTTGCAGTGAATAGCGGCTATAACTGCAAAATTGCAGTTTTGCGTGTTGTTGAAAATAGCGGCTATAACTGCAAAATTATAACAATTCGTATAATTTATAAATACGAAATGTTATATTTTCGGGCATTCACCCTTTGCAGCCGGGTTCCTTGCGTCCGACCTTCTCGCCGTCGATCCAGTACCCACCATCAGCCTTGAGGCGCGTCTTGACGGTGCGGGGCTTGAGGTCCATGTATTCGGCCATGCTGTAGATCGTGACCTCGCCGTCCATCATGCAAGCCTCGAATGCGTTTGACAGGTCTTTCCTGGACTTTTGGGCTGCGCCTTCTTTTCCGCCCGGCCACCGTTTGGCAGCGCCTTTTGCGCCGAGTGCGCGGAAATCACTTTCCGGCTGCAAATCCTCCAGCAGCCCCGTGTCCAGCTTGTGGACGGGGTAGTCGAACCACAGGTTGACCGGGTCGAAGCGGGCGAACTCGCGCAGGGTCCCCTCGATGCGCCAGGCGGTCTGTGCCAGCGCGCGGCGGGTTGCTGCCTCAATGTCGGCATCCAGCTGCCGACGGTCGGCCAGCGAAAGCTGCTCTTTGCAGATATCCAGCATCCTGGTGCGGCTCAAGGCGTCGTCCTGGCCGTAGGCGTCGTCCAGGCCGCGCCGGTCGAGGGCCGCTTTGCAGGCGGCGCAGGCCGCGCGGTTTTCCAGCTGCTTGCGGATGGCGTCGGTGGGCGTCAGCTCGGTCATGTCCAGCATGGCGTCGGGGTCGCGGGCGAACACGCCGGACCCGCTGGCGCGGTCCATGCTGCGCTTGCCGCCCTGTGCGCCCTTGCTGTGGTGGTGGCAGTAGATGACGGCGCAGCCCAATTCCCGGCAAACCAGGTCGAACTGGTTGCAGAACTTGGCCATCTGGTCGGCGCTGTTCTCGTCGCCGGTGATGACCTTGTAGATGGGGTCCAGCACAATGGCGATGTAGTCTTTTTTGGCGGCACGGCGGATCAGCTTGGGCGCCAGCTTGTCCATGGGCACGCTGGCACCGCGCAGGTTCCACAGGTCGATGCTGCCGACATGGTCGGGCGGAATGTCCAGGGCGGTGTACACATCCTTGAAGCGGTGCAGGCAGCTTGCCCGGTCCAGTTCCAGGTTGATGTACAGCACCTTGCCCCGCGCGCAGCCAAACCGGCCGAGCCAGAGGCGGCCCTCGGCAATGCAGATGCACAGCTCGATGAGCGCAAAACTCTTGCCCGCCTTGCTGGGGCCTGCCAGCAGCATCTTGTGCCCCTGGCGCAGCACCCCAGCGATCAGCGGGTCGGCCAGCGGGGGCAGGTCGTCCCAGCTGTCGGCCATGTTTTCGGTGTCGGGCAGGTCGTCGGTGGCGGATTCGATCCAGTCCTGCCACTCCTGCCAGCAGCTTTTGCCGGTGTTGGTTTCGAGCAGGCACTGCTTCTGGCCGCCCCGCATCACGCCCGGCATGCGGGACAGGCGGCTGGGGTTGCGGTTCTGCTGGTCGATCTGCAGGCCGTTTTTGCGGCAGACGTTGTACAGATAGTCCACCCGCTTGCGGTACTCGGTATAATCGGGGGCGTCAACTCTCACAATGCCGTGAATGCTTTTCCCGCCGGAGTAGACCAGCGCGGCCAGCGGCAGCTCCATCTGATGCAGGATCGCCGCCTGGCGGTCAAGGTCCTGCTCGTCGGATTCGACCAGGGCATAGCGGTACTCGGTGATGTTGGCATCGCGGCGCCCCTGGCCGTCCACGGGGTTGAAGCAGATCCACGCGCCGACTTCGGGGTCATAGTCCCCCAGCACGCCGCCTATGTCGCCGCCGCATGCCTGCAGCTCTTTGATCAGCTGCTCGGCCGTGCGGTCCCAGCAGCCTTTGGTGGGGCGGCGCTTGTCCTTGTCCATAAAACTCTCGGTCACATAGGCTACATGGTCGCCGGGCTCAAACAGCGCCCGCAGGTAAGCAATCAGCTGCGCGGCAGGGTCCCACGGCGCATTGGCGTCGGGGATGGCCAGTTCCGGCACGTCCAGCCAGTGCGGGTCTACAACGCGCCCCTCAACGCCGGAGGCCGGGGCGACGCGAATTTCGTCGTTCCAGTCAAGTTCGACGTCGGCGGGTCCGGTCCAGCCGTGGTCGCGCGCCAGCTTGAAGATGCTGTTCGCCGTTACGGGGGCCGGGCTGCCGCGGAAACTTTCCCATTTGCGGGCGCACTCGCCTTTGTGGTAGCGGCTGCCGTCGCGGGCGCTCCACTGCTCCCAGGCGGTGACCGGCACACCGGCTTCCTTCAGCCCCATGCCGACGGCCAGCCATTCCTGGTAGGTGCAGGTCGCGGGGCTGATAGCCTCCAGCGCCTGCAGCAGCTCGTTCGGGTCTGCCAAAATATCCCTCCTCTCAGATGGCCCAGCCGTCAAAGGCGGGCGTTTCGGCCGACGGCACATAGGTGGCGGGGGTCACGCCGCGGGGCGCGCCCTTCCACCCGGCTGCCGCAATGCGGTCGATCATGTGCCGGGCCGCTTCAAAGCTCCAGGTACCGACGTGGCGGAACCCGTACCGTTCCAGGCAGCGGATCTGTTTGGGTGTGGTCAGCCCCTCTCCGCGGCGCTTGGCCAGGCGGTCCAGCAGCTTTTCGGCCTTGCCGGCGCTGTCCACGCTCTCGGGGTTGATGCCGGCCTTTTCCAGGGCGGCGGTCTGCTTGGCGCTGGGCGGGGCGGCTTCCCAGCCGAAGGCCGGCACATAGCCGGACAGGTCCTCGGCCTGGATGCTCATCTCGTACTGCAGCGGGTCCACCAGCTTGGCGCGCTTGCGGCGCTGTTCGGCCAGCTGCTTGGCCAGTGCCTCCTCCCGCTGGGCCACCACGTCCTCGGCGGCCTGTGCGGCCGCTTCCTCGATGTCCTCCGGGCAGCCGGATTCGGCCAGCGTCTCGGTCATTTTCTGGGCGACCTCATGATCCTCGCAGATCAGGTCAGCCGGGCGGCACAGCTCGTGCCGGTCAGTCAGCCACAAGAAGTCTAGCAGCAACAGGTTTTCCTTGCCCGGGAACACCCGGGTGCCGCGGCCCACCATCTGGCTGTACAGGCTGCGTACTTTTGTCGGGCGCAGCACCACGATGCAGTCCACCGGCGGGCAGTCCCAGCCCTCGGTCAAAAGCATGCTGTTGCACAGCACGTTGTACTTGCCTGCGGCAAAGTCGGCCAGAATTTCGGCCCGGTCGGGGCTTTGGCCGTTGACCTCGGCGGCGGCAAACCCGTGCGCGTTGAGGATGTCGCGGAATTTCTGCGAGGTCTTGATCAGCGGCAGAAAGACGACCGTCTTGCGGCCCTTGCAGTAGGCGGCCATCTGATCGGCGATCTGGTCAAGATAAGGGTCCAACGCGGTGCCGAGGCCCTGCACAGCCCAGTCGCCGCCGCTCATGCCCACCGTCGAGATGTCCAGCTTGAGCGGCAGGGTCTGGGCCATGATCTTGCAGAGATACCCATCCCGGATGGCCTGGGTCAGCTTGTACTCGTAAGCCAGGCTGTCGAACACCTCGCCGAGGTTGCGCATGTCGCCCCGATCCGGCGTGGCCGTCACGCCCAGCACATGGGCGCCGTCAAACCAATCGAGGATGCGGCGGTAGCCGTCGGTGATGGCGTGGTGCGCTTCGTCGATGAGGATGGCGCCAAAGTAGTCGTGCGGGAACTGTTCCAGCCGTTTTGGGCGCATCAGGCTCTGGACGCTGCCCACCGTGATGCGGAACAGGCTGTCCAGGCAGGTCTGCTCGGCCTTTTCCACCGCACAGCGCAGGCCGGTGGCGCCAAGAATTTTGTCTGCCGCCTGTTCCAGCAGCTCGCCCCGGTGGGCGAGGATCAGGACCCGCTGCCCGGCGAGTACCTGATCCTCCGCGACCGCGGCCATGACGATGGTCTTGCCGGTGCCGGTGGGCAGGACAAGTAAAGTGCTGCGGCGGCCGGCGTCCCATTCGGCGTGGATTTTTTCGCGGCCCGCCTGCTGGTATGGCCGCATCGAAATGTGGGCTTTCATCAGAACATCCCGCTCTGCTGCCAGGCAGGCTGCGCGGGCTCGGCGGCCTTGGGCGCGGGCGGCGGCAGGAACTTGGTGATCTCGTTGGCGGTGCCGGTTTCGCCGGCGTGGGGGCCGCTCTGTTTGGTAAATTCGCGCTGCGCCACATGGCACAGGCCTGTGCCGCCCTGCACGCGGTCCCACTGCATGCGGACCCGCTCGTCGTCCGGCGAGGCCAACCCCAGCGAGACGAACAGCTCGGCGATCTTCCACTGGAACTTTGCCAGAAGGAACAGCCGGTAGCTGACAGAAGCGTCGCCCTGCGCGCCGTGGACAGCCACGGTCAGCTGTGCCATCTTGCACGGCGGCACCTTGCTGCTGCCTCCGTAGCGGGCGCGTTCAAACTTCGTGATGGTGTAGGGGTAGTCGCCCTCGGGCAGCAGCACAAAACTGCCGTCGTTGGAGACTTCGCCGTCCCAATCCAGTTCCAGGTTGGGGTCAAGATTCATGTTTTCAGACATACAGGTACTCCTTTCAAATCAGATCAAAACGGGATGTCGGAATTTTCGCGGATGAAGGCGAGCCACTGCGGCCACTTGGACACGATGTTGCCAATCAGCTCGGGGGCGTACTTCGCCACCGGCATATCCTCCGGGTAGCAGCCGCGCTGGAACACCGCATGGCGCAAAATGGCGTCGTCGATGTTCTCGGGGACCATGAGGTCGCGCAACGCGGCGGGGTAGCCGAGGGCGTCCAGCTCTGCGGCGATCTTCGGCTGCGCTTCGGCGGCCATCTGCTGCAGGGTGGGGGCGGGATGCGCAGGCGGCTCATCCTCCACCATAACCGGCTTGTCCGGCTTTTTGGTTTCAAGCGGATGCGGGTCGATGGTGGCCAGGGGCACAGCAACCGCGGGCTGCGCCGGTGCGGTGGAGATGCAGGCGGCGATGGACGCGAACTCGAACGGTACTTCGTCCGGCAGGTTAAAGCGGTTCTTGGCATCCCAGCAGGGGTTGTGGGTGGTGTACAGCATCCGCTTGCCGCCGCTGGCCTTGTTCTTGGCGTTGGCGCCGGCGCCGTCTTTTTCGACCACAATCTTGTAATTGGCAAACAGCAGCATATCGCACCATTCCCGCAGCAGCGGGGCCACCTGCTTGCTGGTCTTCATGGTCCAGCGGTCATAGCTGCCGACCGCGTCGGGCTGCTCAAAGCGGCTGATCTGGGCGTGGGCGGTGACCACGACATGGCAGCCGTGCTCGACCGCTTCGCCCAGCGCGTCCAGCAGTTTGGCGAACTCTTCTTTGGCGTAGGTATAGCCCTTGCCGTAGCCGAAGTCCTCGATGCCCTTGACCTTGAACCGGGCGCAGACGGCCTCGATGCACAGCCGCTCGGCCCAGTCGGCGGTATCCAGCACCAGCGTGCCGCAGGGTACGTTGCCCCGGGCCACTTCGGCCACCTCGTCCAGCAGCATCGCCCAGCTGGTGGGCGCAGGCAGGCGCGCCACGTTCAGCCGCTTGGTGCCGCCTTCGGTGTCGATGAATACCGGGTCGGGGAACTGGCTCGCAAAGGTGGATTTGCCGATGCCCTCGGGGCCGTACAGAACCACCTTGACCGGCGCGGGGATAGCGCCGGATGTAACGGCATACTTCATGGTCAAAATGCTCCTTTCATGTAACTGGGGGCGGGCGCTTCGTCGGCGGCGTCGGCCACGCGGCCGTCCTCGATGATGATCTGGCACTCGCCGCCGGTGGATACCCGCGTGGCGATGGCCTGCAGACCTTCAGCCTGCAGCCAGGCGCCGAACTCCTGCAGCGTGCGCAGGTCCATCTGCTCGAGCTTGTCCAGCAGAACAAAGCCGCAGGCGGGGTTGAGCTTGCGCACAATGGCCGTGGCCACGCGCAGCTGGTCGCTGCCGGACATGTCGTTCCAGCGTCGGCCGTTGTAGGTCAGCGCGCCGTCCTCGACGCCCAGCCCGGGCAGCGGCAGGTCGGCCCCGTCCAGCAGGGCTGTGCGCTGGCGGCGGCGCTGGGTCAGCCGGTCGGTCAGCAGGGCGTACTGGTTGGCCATGTCGTGGGCCTCATCCAGCGCGCGGGCCTTATCCATGTTGGCGCGCACTTTCCGGTTGGTTTCCTCTACATCGGCAAGGGCCGCTTCAATCTCGGCGGTGCTCTCGTCCTCCAGGTCGGCGGCGGATTTGCGGGCGATTTCCAGGTCGCGCATAGCGGCGGCGCATTCCTCGCTGGCCCGGGCCAGCTGCTCGGCGAGGGTGTCCACTTTCTGCTGCAGCGCGTGCGCCTGCTGTTCCAGCTCGGCGGCCCGCAGCCGCTTGCGCTGGTTCTCGCCGTTTCTGGCCAAGATGTCCTGCTGGCGGCGGATCATCTCCGCCGTGCGGACCAGCTCGGGCGGGGCGTCGGGGTATTCCTGCATTTCCTCGGCGTATGCCTTTTTCTGGGCTGCGATCTGACCCACGACCGTGCGCTTGTCATACAGCGCCTTGATGTCGCGGTCGATATCCGCCAGCTGGTCGCCCACGCCGATGATCTTCAGCAGCGTGTCGGCCTTGTCCTTGTCGCTGGCGTTCAAAAAGCGCGGCAGGTCCAGGGCCAGCTGCTCGACGAACTCATTCAGCAGCGTCTGCCCGGCGCGCTTGCCGGTGGGGTCGGTGACGGTCAGGGTGCCGTTTTTGCCCTTGCGCTCCACGACGATGCCGTTGGACAGCGTCACCCGCAGACGGGGCGGGCTGACGGCGCCTTCCCGGGCTGCTGCGTTGGGGCGGTATTTTTCGCCGCCCAGCGCCCAGGCGATGGCGTCCAGCACGCTCGTCTTTCCCTGGTTGTTGTTGCCGCCCACGATGGTCAACCCGGTGGGCGCGGGTTCGATCTGCACGGCCTTGATGCGCTTGATGTTCTCGGCCTGCAGGGCAGTGATTTTTACAGACATGCGGCGATCTCTCCTTGTATCGTGGCGATGGTTTTGCTCAGCTGGCGGATGGCCAAATCGCGCCGTTCGGCGTCCATGCACGGCAGCAGCGGGCGCAGGGTATGCCAGGCGTTTTCGATCACGCGCCCGGTGTAGATGGTGCTGTCGTAAGCGTCCCGGATGGCCTGCTCGGCGGCTTCCGGGTCGGCGGGGTGGCGGTTGCGCAGGGCTTCCAGTTCCTCGCGCAGCGGCGCGGTCAGCTCGTTGGCGCGGGCTTGGGCTCGGCGGTCGATCTCTTCCTCGTCCACGACCTGGGCCTCGATGGGGTGAGCCTTGAGGGCGTCGTTCTCGGCTTTCAGCTTGTCGCCCCGCAGCTTGGCGGCGGCCAGGGCGTCGCGGGCGCCGTCTCGCTGCTTTTCGGCCTCGGCGGCACGGCGGAGGGCGGTGTCGCGCTCATCCTGGGCCTTTTTCATGTTTTTCAGCGTGAATTCTTCGTTCTTGTGTGCCGTATTGTAGCACTCGGTCACGGCCTTTGCGGCCTTCTCGGCCTTCTCCCGGGCGGCCTTCTCGGCGTCGTAGCGAGCCAGCAGGTCCTGGTATTGCTTGTGGGTCGTGATGTCGCCGTCTTTGACGGCCTGGACCAGCTCGGCGGGGGCGGAGGGTTTGGCGGCGGCGTAAAGCAGGGACGGGCTGGCGGCTTCCAGCACGGCTTGTTCTTCGGGGGTCGCGCCGGTGATAAGTGCTTGCACCTGAAGCAGTTGGTAAGCAGTGGTTTTGCTGATTCCAACAGACCTGCACCATGCGACGAAGGTTTCTTCCGTGTGCTGATTGTGCCCGTCCGAATTTCGGACGAGCTCCTCGTGCGCCATGTCCACAGCGCCCGCCAGATCGACGATGTATTTTTGCCTTGCCGATCGGATTATGTTTTCTGCCAGATGCAGAGTGTCCACGGTAACAACATTCAGGCCGGTGTAGTCAAACGCCGGCAGCAATCCATTTCCAGATGCAGCCATCGCAGTGGTCCGGGTAGAGGGCACAGCGTCCGCCGCCTTCGGGGGCTGCGCTGATGTATCCGCGGGGGCAGACGGTGAGTTTCTTGCATCCGCCCCGCTCTCCGAGGTGGTCGTAGTTCCCGCCGTCGAGACCGCAGCACTCCCGTCCGTGGTCGCAGCAGCAGCCCCAGTCGGGGCAGGTTGTTCCTCGTTGCATGGCGCATCCTCCTTGTTTTGGCGCAGTCTTTTTTCCCCCTCGGTCTGGTAGCTGTTGCAGTGGTCGACGGGGTGCCCGCAGCCATGGCAGTGCCCATAGCATTCTTCATGGCATCCGGTGCAGGTGCAGTTCACGCACAGGCAGGCGGGGCTGTCTTCCACCGGCTTCCAGCCTTTTGTTGCCGCCCAGTTGTCCAGGTAGAATTGCAGTTCCTCGGCCGTCCATGCGCCGGGGGTGTAGGGGGCGATCATGCTGCTCAAAGACCATGTCTCCGAGTGTTCCGCCCGGCACATGATCGCGGGCGCGCCGTTGTGCTCTTTCACGGCAAAGATGGTGCCGTACGGGGTTTTGTACTGCTGCTGCATCACTCCACCTCCACGTCAAAGCTGCGGCGGCGCTCGGCTGCGCCTGCATAGGCAGATTCCAACAGGCCGCGCGCAGCGCAGACCTTGTCGGTATCGGGGTCGCGGCTGTACAGCACGTCCGCCAGCGCGCGGAACAGGTCGTCTCGTGCCGTCGGGCGTCCGGCGGCAAAAACATCGTAAATTTTACGGTTCATTGCGTTGTTCCTTCTTTCGTCTGTAATATTCGCGATGATATGCGTTATATTTCTCCCGGTTGGCCTCACGGTAGGCGCGCTGCCGGTCCGCGATCTTCTCCCGGTTGGCCTCACGGTAGGCGCGCTGCCGGTCCGCGATCTTCTCCCGGTTGGCCTCATACCAGGCGCGCTGCCGGTCCGCGCGCTTGTCCATGTTGCTGTGGCGCGCATCGGCGTCGGCGCTGTAGCTTGCCTTGTACTCCATGGCGGACAGGCCGTCATAGCGGCAATCCGGGTAGGGGCAATGCTCACAGGTGTCGGCCTTGCCGCAGGGGGCGGGCGGTAACGGCATTACTCGCTCACCTCCGCCCATGCGCCCAGCGCCAGCAGCGCCAGGCCCAGCGCGACCGGACCCGGCCGCCAGGGGCACAGCCCCAGCAGCGGCGGCAGCGCCGCGCCGCACGCCAGCCCCCAGCCCGCCGCACCAAAGGCGACCAGCAGGGCCTTGAGGGGCTTGCGCTTTCGCGTGTTGTTGTGTACAATGTACTCACAGGCCTTTGTCGATTTCGCCTGTGCTTTGCTGGCCGTTCCGGGCTCCTTTCCCGGGGCGGCCGCTTTTTGTTTGGTCATGGGGTGCTCCTTTCCATCGGCACGGGTTTGTAGCGGATTTGCGTGTAGGCTTCGGCGATGCGGTAGTCGCTGCCTCTAATCTTGGCAAACGTTGCCTTAGCCTCCATCAGCGTGTCAAATTCAAGCCCCGGAAGCGTGCGCCACATCTTGCGCATCCTGTGGGTGTACGGCGCGTAATCGTACACCTGGATCACATACTTTTTCATGTCAACCTCCACTTTTCAGATCGGCCCGGGGTCCGCGTGTACGCGGCGGCGGGCGGGGCGGGCGGCGGTCCGCCCCTCATGGGCGGGGCCGGTGTGGGCGGCATCGTAAGCGGCCACGCCTTGTGCCGTGACCAGATGGGTGCGCGGCCCGGCGTTGATCGTCTCGCCAAACTCGCCCGCGCGTACCCGCCGGGCGATGCTGGCGCGGCTCATGCCGTAACGCTCGGCCAGCTGGTCGATGGTGTAGGTATCCTGCCGCCCGCCGGGCGGCAAACGCTGGGCGATCTTCTCGACCAGCGCGTCGGCCAGGGCGTCGAGGATGGCGTCAAGGTCAGTCATTGTGGTTTTTCTCCTTTCTGCAGATCCGTGCAGGCAGATCAATAATGTATCCGTCCGTGCCGTAGACGAGCTGGTCGGCACTCTCCCGGATGCCCCGGACGTACTCTTTTGCAGCCTTATAGCTCGCCGCCTCATGGAGCAGCGACCAGTTAAGGTCTGTGCTGCGCTGGCCCAAGACGAACCAGCCGTCCACGACCTTGCCGTCTTTGATCCACTGGTCCATAACTTTGAAATTGAGGTATTTCAAGCCTTTCCCTCCCTTCCGGTTTGCAGTCCAGACTATTGGACGGGCTATGTGGTAAAATACAGGTGATCAGGCGGTGCCTTGATTAATGTCGGGCCTTTGGGGCGTGTCCGTGTGGTTGGTCAATTCATCCAGGCTGCAGCAAAAATACTCTGCAATCCGCATGGCCGTTGCCAATGTGGGGCCACCGCCGTTTTTCCAGCGGTTTGCATTTCCCTTGCTCAAGCCCAGGTCTTCAAGCACCGTAGTGGCACTTTTACCATGTTCGGCGCAAAGATTTGTGAATACTTGCCAAAAGTTCAATAAAATGCACCTCCTTTCCAATCGGGGCATTGACATAAAGTGCACTTTTGTGATACTATGAAGTTGCCATCAACAAAGAATCACGGAATGCAGTGCCCTTTCTCTATGTCGCAATCTTAGTATAGGGCATTTTAGTGCACTTTTCAAGCGTTAATTGTGCACTTAACTGCATTTCTGCATATTGCACAAGTTGCGGAGGTGCATTTTAGTGTTTTTTGACATTTTGCAAGCACTGTGCGACGAGAAAGGCGTTGCCATGTCTTCGCTTTTGGACAGCATCGGTATGAGCCGCGGAAACATCGCGCGATGGAAAAGCGGTTTGACGCCCAAAGCGGCCACAAAAATCAAGCTGGCCGAAGCCCTGGGAGTGGACCGCGCGCGGCTGGATGATCCGGTGGAAAATGCGGACGCCGCTGTTTCTGATATCCTGGACGAGATCGACATTGCCTTTTATGGTGATTACAAGGCATTGAACGAGGAACAAAAAGAGATCCTTCGAGACATGGCGCACGCCATGCGCCGCCGCCGGGAGGAAAAGGAAGGTAAATAAATGGACCCTTTGCAGTCGTTTTACGAATACTGCGACGCAAACGATGTGGATGTAATGGCTTATTCGCGGCTTCCCGCGGACGCCTGTACTGTGCGCGATCACGGGTATTATTGTGTAGTGCTGAACCCGGACAGGCTCAACTCTTTTCGCGGGTTACGAACTGCCGCCATCCACGAAGAAGGGCACTTGCGCACAGGGGCGCTGCACAAAGTCGATTCCCCCTACCAGCTGGTGGCGCAGAGCGAACGCAGGGCAGAATCAGCGAGCTTTCGGCGCTACCTGCCGCCGGACAAAATCCGCGCCGCCATGCGGGCGGGCTATACGGAACCCTGGCAGCTGGCCGATTATTTCGATCTGGAGGAAACGTACATAAAAAAAGCTCTGCACTACTGGACGGAGTGCAGAGGAGTTGATTTCCACAAGTAAAAGCTGGTGGCACAGTGAAAAATTTTCTTCAAAACAAAGCAATACGGCCTTATCTGATCACCTATTGCATCTGGCTTTCCTTTTTGCTCTTGTTTATCTTGAACAGCACGACTGAGTTTGGTACCCGTTATCCGGTCTTACCCGGGATTTTTGTCTCTGCTGTCTCGGCTTTTGTTTTCTCTGCGCCCGTTTGGGTTGTTCAGTTTATGTATATACGGCATAGAGCTGCGAACACAAAAGAGAAAGCAAAAGGACAACGCGACCCTACCGTTACTTCCTCGTCTTCTCAACCTGCAAGAAGGAAAGAACCTGCCGCACCTTCTGCGGATTCGCCCTCAGCGGATGGTTGCCCTGTGTCAGATTCTGCACCGCGTGCACAGCGGCAAATCCAGTCGGATCTGGCACACCGCATGCAGGAAAAGCGAAGACGACGGGCGGCTGCACAGAAACGGATAGAAGAAAACCTAGCCAGGCAAAAAGAAGAAGAGGAAGCAGCTGCTGTTTACAGAGAAAACCGCATCCAGGCAACGCAGGCGATGGATGATCAACAACTTCTCATCGACGCAATTCGGTTTTCTGTGTCCAAAATGTTCGTTTCTGAAGAAATGCTGAAAACTGAGTACCCCGGCCTTTCTGAAGAAAAACTTCAAAAGATGCTTACAGCTCTTCATCAGCTTGGGGTCCTGCAAAAGCGGCCCGGTACAAACACATGGCTTTCGTTGCTGGATTGCGAAGATGCACAGATTTTGATAGATTCCTTGACGCAGCGTGCTTTCAAAGATGGCGTCGATGCTACAGCTCCCAACGAAATGGACGGCCATCAGTTTGAGCAGCACTGCGCAGACCTTCTTCGAAAGAATGGCTTTGAAAACGTAGAAGTAACAAAGGCAAGCGGCGACTTCGGCATCGATGTGCTGGCCGAGAAGGACGGTATCACCTACGCGATCCAGTGCAAGTATTATACCGACAAGGTCGGCAACCATGCCGTGCAGGAAGCCTTCGCCGGAAAAGAATACTATGACCGCATGGTCGCCGTTGTCATGACGAACAGCACATTTACGCAGGCTGCCATTGAAACCGCCGACCAGACGCACGTTCTGCTGTGGGACGGCAGCAAGCTTGCCGAGCTGGCGTCTGTATAATTGAAAAACACCTTAAATATGAAAGGAGTGCACCCATGTCAAACGAACTTCAGCATTACATTATGTGGACCTTCGTAAACGAAACAAAAATCCCGAACGATATTGAAGACCTTCTCATCCACGGGGAACAGGCCGTCTGTGCATATTCCACGGTCAGAGACGTTGCCATTTTTACCAATAAGCGCTTGATCGTCAGAGACGCACAAGGGATAACCGGCAAAAAAGTTGAAATATATACCCTCCCGTACAAGTCTATTGATATGTACTCAACGGAAAATGCAGGCCCGCTTGACCCCAATTCCGAAGTGGAACTGTGGACAAGAGCCGGGCACATCAAAATCAACTTAAAACGATCTGCAGATATACGGAAAATTGATAGAATTTTAGCAGAGTTTATTCTCTAATAAAAAAAACGCCCCCGGTGCTACCAACACCGAGAGCGCTTGTATAGATCAGCTTGCCCATAGGGGACAATACCGACCGAACACCTGTATTGTACCACCTCCGGGGCAGGCTTGGCAAGTCATACCTTGGAGGTGTATTTTTTATGGCCAAACTCAAAAAGCGCAAAGACGGCCGCTATCAACGCAAGATCACGCTATCAGATGGCCGGCAGCGGGTGGTCTACGGCCGCACGCTGGCAGAGCTCAATGCTGCCGAGGACGCCCTGCGCGAGCAGGATCACGCCGGCCTGAAGGTGGGCGACCACACACTGGTCGGCGAATGGGCAAAAATCTGGATCGAAACCTATAAATCCAGCATAAAGCTGTCCAGCCAGCGGGGGTACAGAGACGCTTATAACCTGCATATCATGCCCTACATCGGCAACATGGAGCTGCAAGACGTCCGTCCCGTACATATCCGCAGCGTCATGGCCGGCGTGGCCGATCGATCTCAGAGCCTACAGCACAAGGTCAAGATCACCTTACAGCAAATTTTCCGCACGGCGCGCCAAAACCATCTGATCCAGGATGACCCGACAGAGAGCGCGAAGGAGACGCCCCACGCGCGGCCAAAAGAAAAAGCATATCTCACCCTGGCTGAAGGCGCAGAGCTGTTACAGCGTGTCACTGACCCCCGCGCTCGGGCCTTCTGTGCCCTCTGCTTTTTCTGTGGCTTAAGGCGCAGCGAAGCACTTGGCCTGCAATGGAGTGATATCGGCCCCGCTGCCCTGGTTGTCGGCCGATCCGTTACCTATCCAGACGGAAACGCCCCGGTGGTCAGCACAGAGCTTAAGACCAACGCGGCGCATCGCACCGTTCCCGTCCCCGAAGTCCTGCGTGCCATTCTGGACGAAACGCCGCGAACATCTACCTTTGTTGTCCCATCGGCCCGGGGCGGGCCGCTCTCGCAATCCGGATACACGCGGCTATGGGACAAGGTTCAGGATGTGACCCCCTATCATATCCACGCCCACATGCTGCGGCACAGTTATGCCACGGCCTTATACCATGCCGGCGTTGATCTGCGCACCGCCCAGCAGCTGCTCGGCCATGCCTCCATCCAAATGACAGCCCGCATCTATACCCACCTCGAGGCCGAAGACGGGCTTGCCGTTGTGGGCAAATTGGATCAATACTTTAACAGCAAAAGTAGTCAAAAAGTAGTCAGCCTGGCATGAGCAAAGAAAAAAGCCACAAAGTGCGTTCAAAAAGAACGTTACCCTGTGGCTTTTTGGTGCGCCGGAAGAGACTCGAACTCCCGACCTTCTGATTCGTAGTCAGACACTCTATCCAGCTGAGCTACCGGCGCAGGTCACGGTGCATGTATTATAATAGCACCGGGGCGGGCGCGTGTCAAGGGTTTTGTGAAAAATATTTTGTTTTTTGTAGCAGGCACGGGCGCGGGCGGCGGCTTTGCGCGCTGCAGCGCACAAAGTGCAGGGCGCAGGGGCCGTGGAGGGCGGCGCGGGGCTAGCGGGCGGGGGCGTCCGGCACAGGCGCGGCGGTTTCGGTCAGCGGCTGCGCTTCCTCTTCCGCCGGGGCGGATACTGCGTTACCCCCTCCCATTTTTCATATCATCGCGCTTTTTGTGCGGGCGTTCCGGGCCGGGGTGCGGCGCGCGCAGGCTGTAGGCCAGCAGGTAGCCATCGTGGGCCGGGCGGCGGTAAAATTCAGCGCGCACGCGTTCCATCGGGCTGGCGCCCTCGCAGGCGGGCGCTTCCAGCAGCAGCACAAAGCGGTTTTCGCTGTAGCGCGCGGCCACGTCGCTGCTGCGCAGCGTGCACAGCAGAACGTCCTCCATGACCTGCATGACCGCCGCGGTGCGCCCGGCGGCCGGGCGCGGCACCGGCGGCAGCAGGCTGGCCGTGACCAGCAGCAGCGGGGTGTCGCTGCGGGCGGCGGCGCGCATGCGCACGCGGCTGATGGCGCAGAAGGTATCGTAGCTGCACAGGTACGCCCCGACGCCGTCATCCTCCAGAATGCGCTGTTCAATGCGGTCCAGGTCGTTCTGCATGCCGGTCTGCGCCGCGCACAGGCGGCTGTATGCGGCGGCCAGCGCGCCGGGGGTGTGCGCCCCGACGTGCAGGCAGCCGACCTGTTCGCCTGTGCGTGCGAGTTCTTCAGCCTCCTGCATGCGGCCCTGCGCCTGCAGCGCCAGGGCTCCCTCCAGATACAGGCGTTCGTCGGCCGCGTCCTGCTGCAGGCCGCGGCAGCACAGCGCGGCCAGGGCAGCCGGGTCGCCCCGGTGTTTGCAGCGCTCGATCTGGTGGTACAGCGCCGCCTTATACTGCGCATACAGTTCGATCTGGCGGCGCTCGACCCAGGTTTCCCCGGCTGAATCCGGCAGTAGGCGGCCGCGGTACAGCACCACGATGGCCTGCTCCATGCCGTCGCACGCCACGCCCTCCGGCGCGGCGGCGGCCTGCGCGGCCAGGCGTTCGAGTTCATACACATCGACAAAGCAGGCCAGCGCCGGGTTCCAGCGGTAGCAGCCGCGGGTGGTCTCGAGCCAGCTGTCCAGCGCGCCGCCTTCCAGCGCCGCCAGGCGGCGCAGCCGGTGCATCACGGCGCGCAGCGAGGCTTCGGCGTTGGAGGCGTTCCCCCAGAACTGCGCGGCCAGTTCGGCGTGGGGCACGGCGCGGGCGCGGTTGAGCAGCAGATACTGCAATACCTGCTGCAGTTTGCGGGACTGTGCCATGCCCTGCAAGGCAGGGCGGCCGTCGATGCAGACGGAAAAGCCGCCCAGCATGCGGATCTCGATTTTTGGCTGCGGCATAAGCGCCTCCTGTCTCTCATTTCGGATTTATTTAAGCGTTTTATACAGTTTGTATAGCGTTTCTGCCTCTATTCGGCGGTATCGCGCCCCGGCGCGGCGTCCTGTGCGGTGAGCAGCCGCGGGCGGTTGGGGGTATCCAGCACGGTGCGGCGGGTGTACAGCGGCTGTTCGCTGCCCGCCCGGCTGACACAGACTTCCACCGCCAGCGCGGTCACGCAGGTTTCGCCCGCCGCGCCGGGGGCCGTGCTCTGCACCGCAAAGCGCAGCGCCACCGCATCGCCCATATAAAACCCACCGGCAAAAGCGTCGGCGTAGCCATCGGCCACATAGCCGCCGGGGCCATGGTAAACATAGCTGTCCCCCTGCCCCGGTTCGGAGACCGCCGCATAATAGCGCCTGTGCAGCGTACCGGCCGCCTGTTCGGGCACGCTGCCGCCCTGCGGCAGCGCTGTCTGCGGCACAGCGCCCGCGTCCAGCAGCAGGAAATAGCCGCCCGGGGCGCCGAACTCCAGCGCGGCGCCGCTGCGCCCTTCCGGGTCAGCCGCCGGGGCGAACACCTGCCCGGCTTCCCCGGCTGTCTGCGCGGCGTCGGCCAGGCGCAGCGTGCCCCGGGCCTGCAAAAGATCGCCGCGCAGCTCTTCCACAATGGTATCGGCGATCATCTGCGCGCGGGAAACGGCCTGGATGCGCGCATACTGCACGGCAAACGGGTGCACAAGCGCCGCCGCCAGCGCGCACAGCGCCCCGAGCAGCGCCAGGCAGACAAGCAGTTCGACCAGCGTTGCGCCGCCGCGGCGCTGCAAAACGGGCGGGCGGTTCACTGTGCGGGGACGGCGAAGCGGTGGAAGGTATAGCGCCTGTCCCCCTCCGCTTCTTCCGGGGCAGTGACCGTCTCGCGCCGGACATCCTCGACCGTGAAAGCCGCCGCCCCGTCCGGGCCCCGGAACACATACGCGGCGCTGCCGTCCGGCACAGCGGGCGGCGCGCCGGACGGCGGGCGCAGCGCCGCGATGCAGGCATCGGCCGCGGCGCGGGTATCCGCCGCGCGCTGCTGCAGCGCTGCGGCCATATGCAGCGACGCGGCAAACCCAGAAAGGAACAACAGCAGCAGCGCGAACGCCGTCAGAACTTCGACAAGCGTCTCCCCGCGGCGGCTGCGCAGGGCGGCGCGGCAGCGGTGCACCATGGTCAGCTTCCCCCTTTTTCAAGATTCACATACCGGCTGTCCGCCGCGGCGGCGGACGGTTCGCAGTCGGCTTCGACCCGCCCGCGGTCCGGCAGGGTCTGCGCGGTCAGGGCAGGCGGGCCCAGCATCTGCGGGTCCGAAAGCGGATAGAATTCCAGCGTGCCCGCACGGCGGCAATACACCTGCCCGGCGACCGTATACGCCACCCGGCACACCACGCGGCGCTCATACCGCTGCGTGTAGGAAAACGCCGCGCCGCTGACGGCGGCGTTCACCGTGACGGTGATCTCATAATCGGCCAGCTCGGCCGCCGTATGCTCGAAAGCGTCCATCTGCGCGGCCAGCTCCCCGGCGGAGAGCCCCGCGCCTAGGTCCCAGGCGGCCTGCGCCCCCCGCGCCAGGCGGCGGCGCTGCAGCGTCACGCTGAGCTGGCCGTAAGGGCCGGCGGCGTCGCCGGGTTCTGCGGTGAAGGTATAGGCGGTATCGTCCGCATAAGGGCTTTGCAGGAAGCGGGTCGTGAGGAATTCGGCGATGCCGGTGGGCGTACCGGCGCAGAGGTCGGCGTCCAGGCGCTCCGAAAACGTGCGCGCGAGCTGGTACGCCTGTTCCTGCGGCAGCAGGCGGGCCGCCGAAGCCCCCAGCTGCCCGGCCGCCGCCAGCAGCACGGCCGCCAGCGCCAGCAGCGCCGCCCCCAGGCACAGCACCAGGGGCAGGGCCGCCCCGCGGCGGCTGCAAAGGCAGGCCCGCAGACGGCGCGTCATG